AAAAAGGGAATATTACTTTATACTTTGCCATATATTAATTAATTTACGTAAAGATACAAAAAAAAGTAATATAATAGATTACAATATTAATATAAAAAAATAGGTTATTAAATAATAAGTTGCTAATTTTGTTATCACTAACCAAATAAATAATATTATGAAATTGCTATTAAAAGAAATTGCAGAAATAAAAAGGGAAGTAAAAACAGATGTACTCACTAAATTAAAGAATGAGGATTTTACTATTAAGCTAGATTTTATTAGTAGCGGAGACACCTCTAAACTCAGTAAACAAGAAATAGAGAAAAAGATAATAGAGTTACTTAGTACTATTAATTTTTAATATAAAAAAAGAACCCCGCTACAATTAAGTAACGGGGCTTCTTTATCAATCTACTTTACTGCTTAGATAGCCGTAAAATCTCCGTAAACAATCGCTGCTGGTTGCTCAACTGCAAGTGCTACTTGTGCTTCAATTCTAGCGGTGATGTTATTCTTAACAAAGTTTGTCCCCTCAACTTCAGAAAACTCTAAAGATAAACCTTCAGTAACAATTTTGTTAATTCTAGACCAGTCTCCAATAAAGTATTTATTAGCAGCTAACCAAGTTGCCTTATAAACGTTTATACCGTTCAATCTCAATTGACCACCTTCAAACGAAACTATTGCAGCTAAGTTATCTTTAGGAGTTTTAAGGATTGAGTAGTAGTCAGACGGTCTAACAACGATACCGTTAACAGAGTAATCAGCATCTTCTAATTTGCTCATGTCGTCAACTAACATTTCTGCTTTAGTTTTACCAGTGATAATAACAGTCGAAGCCGTAGCTGCACCCGCTAAAACAGTATTAAAACTTGCATTTTCCGCTTTTGCGTAGTCTCTACGTAAGGCTTTGGGAATGAATGACGTAAGGAAGGGCAAGTTGTTAGCCATTTTCTTAGAGTAACGTGTGAAACCAGCTAAGAAGTCAGTGTTCACGTCTACCATTGTAAAGTCGTAATCTCTTTGAGATTTAGATAGACCTTCTGTTTGTCCTGCGATAGATCCTTCTCCTGCTCCTTCTCTTGGGTAAGTATAAGTACCCCCTGAGATACTAACAGAACCAATCAAATCAGATACGTTAACCGCTTGACCTGGCATCATAACTACATCAAAGTTATAGTCTTTAGGTTGCGCTCCTGTAAGGTTTGTACCCAATGCCATATCTCCAACCGCTTTAACTTGTACAGCGTTCCCTTTTCTTACTTCTTTAATGCTTACGAAATTGTCATTAATAGACTTCACTAATGAATCTTCTTTACTCTCAGAAGTAGACTTAGATTGCAATTTAAGATCTAATTTGTCTGCATGGTCTTGAATTGCTTTAAGATCGTTTTTCAATTCCAATACGGCAGCGTCTTTGTCTGCTGTCATTTTACCTTCTAAGGCTTCGATTAGTGATTTCACTTCTACAGCGTTTTCACTTGTTTTAGTCTCAACTTGTGCTTTGATTCCTTCTAAAGCCGCTTTAATTTCTAATGCTTCCATCTGTGTTTTTGTGTTTGTGTTAAATTGTAAAATGTTTCAAGTAATCTAATATAAGCGGCTGTTCGTCTGGAGTGTCGTTAGACGGCTCGTTTGATAGTGCTTTTAATAATGTTTCAATTGTTCTTAATCTTTCATCTGAGTAGTCTAAATTATAAGACTTCTCAATAAGTTCTAATATTCCGTATGTGCTTTTTATTCCCTTAATGCTTTGTACTGTGCTTAGTTCGTTAGCTGCCCAAGATGAAAGAAAAGAGTATTCCATTAACTTATACTCGTTAATAATACTTTTGTTCTTTACGTCTCTTTGTAGTACCTGATACCCGATACTTAACTCGGCATTTAGGTTGTTATCATGCATTAACTTAACGTCAGTAAACATATCTTTACCTAAAGGCTTATTCATGTTAAACTGAGTCGTTGTAAGAAGCCCGTAAGAGTCTTTTGCATCAATCATTAAAGGAACACCCACCATCATAGTAGGGTTATGGTCTTTTAATACCCTGATACGTTTGAAATTCTCTACTACCGTCTTATCAAATGAACCACGTGCCGAAATATCTCCATCGCTATCCTTAAAATCATAAGCGTTAGCATAAGCCATAACGATACCTTTGTTCTCATCCAATTCTTTGAGATCATAACTCAACTGTTTAAAATCCATATCTTTTTATTTTATTTGTTAAACTGAATATGTTAGCAGGCGAATAATTCACACGCTATAAAAACCAATTCTTATTTGTAACCTTTCGAACGGTGTCGGTTAACGCTATTCAGTTTTATTTTAATATTAACATTCCCTCACTATCCCTTTTAGCTTCAAATCCTATTGTACATCTGCAATTGATAACGTGTCTTGCTGGTGCATCAGGATCGCCTGCGTACATCATTTCAGTACCGTCAGTCATAACAAAAGGCTCGTCTGAGTCTACTGTTTGCATATTCTCAATTACATGGTCCAAACGTGTTCTATCATCGTTTACCGCTATCCAAGTCTTTACCATTTCAAACCCTGCATTATCCGAAGCCTTAACCGCTGCAAAATTACTTGCGAAAGTTGTTTCAGTTCGTGCTATTCTTAACGCTTGCCATTTATAAAACGATTGAGATTTTTTAACTATATTATAAATAACGTCTCTTATACTTATCAAAGAACCTCTATTGGCTATTTCTGTCTTAACCTCTTTTAATAACGACTCAATCAAAGTACTTCTTATAGATACGATTCTTGCACCGCCCTGATTGTTTAAGAAGTTCAATATCTCTTTTAGTAATCCATCGTTAAACAATATATTGTCTTTCTTTACCTTCTCGAATTTAGCATTAACCTTATTACCGTAATCCAGACCTATAGTCTTGTAAACCTCTAACAACATTAAACGCACCTTTTCGTCTGTAATATTACCGTGAAGCAAGTATTCAAGGGTAGTATCTGAGACGTTGTTAATAGGTAAGTCAGTCAGTATCTTTTTAAGATGTGATTGAATTATCCTGTATGCTTTACGCTCGTATATCCGTTGTTGTTTATCCCAGTTCATTTAATTAAGTATTTTACCCCCATAAAGATTATAACCTAAATCACAACACATTTTTAAATGATGATTGTATGTAATGTAATTGTCTTTATTTCTAACCAACCATCCGTACTCACATAGAATCTTATGCAACCACCATCTTAATGGTTTTTTATGTTCTGAACTTACTTTTGACCAACTCATAATTTTATTGCTTATTTACCGTGTCAAACATTCCTGCACTAACATCGTCAATCCTTTGTAAGTTGGTAGGCATCCAAACTACGTCCATACCATCATCGTCTAAGGTTTCGTACTTTAATGCCGTTCTAACTTCATTAGGTGTTACTCTTGCTTTTTCTAACTGCTCTACCATCATCTTCATATCTGCCTGCATTTCTGGAAGCTCTGTAATATCCCACTCAATAAACGTATTTTCGTAACCTTTGAATCTTGGTAAAAACTCTTTATTAAATGCTTCTTGTAATAGTACTAAATCAGGTAGTATATTATCTGTTACAACTCCCTTGCGTATGTCGTTTAAATCAACTGTACTAAGTCCCGTACCGTCGCTATTGTTTAACAGTCTATCATTCCATCCTAATACGTTACATATTGCTTTCTGATCGTACTTTAAGAAGTCAAAAGGTTTTAGTTCGTCAGTAGTTAATGATATTCTTGTAAATGCTAACTCTCCAGAAGCTCCTGCTATTCTGCTCAACTTCTCAGGACTATTATCCATTTCAACTAACCTATCTTTTAATGATGCTGCTTGGTCTTGTGTTAATGCTGTTCCTTTACCGTGTATAAACCCAAAAGCACCTCCATTTTGAAGTGTTTTTACATTTAGTTCTAAGGCACTGTTTTGACTGTTTAAGTTTCTTAATGCTGCTCTTAATGGAGATTGACCGTATAAATGAGAGCCTTGAAAGTCAAAGTTTGGGTTTGATAGTTTAACATGAATTACATCTTCTGCTTCAAATCTTGCGTATTGATTACCCTCAATTAACATATAATGACTTACAGGACTCTCAACTGTCAGCATATCGGCATTAGGCTTAACAACTATCTGCATCAAATGAGCAGGTAAGACGTAAACTTGTACAGGTGTACCGCTATTCATTCCATCAGTAGGAGATAACATATAAAAATAACAGTTACCAGTTAGTCTTATGTATGTTTTGTATAATGAAATTATCTCTACCCACGTTTGTGTTGCGTTAGGCTCATCCATTGGAAAGGCTAAATCGTCTGACTCATAAGCCTTATTAGACAACGAAAGAGTTTTTATCTGCTGTATGATACTCGCATTACCTTTCGTGGCTGTATTAAGCTGCATACGTTTTAGATGAGACTTCTTATCTTTAATACGTTTAACAGAATATGGTACACTAGCTGTTTTAACTGACATTTGAGAGATACAAGCGTACACATCAGGATTAATGTTATATCCTTTATCTATGTAGGTTTTCATGTCGCTATCATAAGAAGCGTAACCACCCCCTAAAAACTGTAAAAATGCCTTATTAAAATCGTTCTTCCCTGCTAATTTATCCTTTGCACCAGAAAAGAAGTTTGTAAAAATGTTTGCCATTTAACTGTTAGTTTATATTAAAATGTAAAGAAGCTCTGTTGAAACTCGAAATACATACGCATCATTAACGCATCTGAGTAATCGGGGGATCTTCCTATAAATGATTTAACCTTTTCTTTAGACAATAATTGTAATTTACCGTCACTATCTATTTTATCTCTCTTAACCTGCTCTAATTCCTTTGTAATGTCATCGACAATAGTACTTTCTTTACATAAGACAAACACTCTATCGGTTTGTATCATTTCAGCAAGTTTAAAATAACATTGCGTTTTAAGGTTTTGATATTGTACTATTTGCCCCTCTACTGGTAACGGTTTTGAATTATTAACAAACCCTTTACATTTTAGTATATCGACAACACCACCACCTACACCATCTTCATCAGCTATTATATTACTAAGCGGCACACTATGCTTATTAGCTAAATCTCTAATCGCTTGTGCTGTCTCTGTGATACTCGATTTACCGAGCGTAAACATATCAATCACTCTAAACCCTGACCAAACCATTATAACCATCTTATCACTACCAAAACGGGCTATATCTGCACTTATATACTTTTGACCGCCTTCTATAAATTCATTAGTAAAGATGTTCTGTATCTTTTCGTAATCTATTAGCTTGGCTGGGTCATTATCATATTCCCAATTACCGTAATACAACCTTTGTTTACTGTTGTCATCTAAAGAAAGTAACGAATCTAAATACGATTGAGGCAAATGCGGGTTATCTGTTGGTAACGCTTGTATAAACTTCTTATCACTATCTAAACTCTTATTCTTGTCCTTTAAATAAAACTGAGCATAAACCCAGTTCTTAGCAGGGTTACAAGTTCCTAACATCTTAGGCTCTATATTAAACTGCTTTATCTTATACCTAATACGTGATTTAACAATTTGCCACGCTTTGTAAGTAATTTGGTTACATTCATCTATAAACGCTCCCGTTATCTCTAATGACCCTAAACTGTCAAAGTTTGGATCTGAGGGATATGCGTATAAATCCTTTAGTAATATCTCACTTCCATTATTCCAATAGATTACACCCGCTTGACCGTTGTATGTAAACTGGTCTGTTATCTTTAAGGCTGTAGCTTGTTCAAAGAACGTGTTTAGCGTAGTTTCCTTTA